GAGGTGTAGTTAATCGTCATGTTGGTTCCTTTAAGCTGCTATTTGAGTCCATGTTGTGGATTGTGAATCATTAACGATCACCCAACCACCAGCTTGGGAATCGTTGACATTTTGCCAGTTTGGAGTCTGATTGTCATTAACTGTCGTCCAAATAGTGACTCTACCGACTGCGCCAACGCCCCGAACTCCCGTGACATTGACGTTAGAAGTTGCCTGAACGGTGACTGTGCCGACTGCTCCAGTGCCCTGAACCCCTGTAACCGGGACGTTGACGGGGATGCTGGCAGTGGCCTGACCAATAAATCCAGTCGCTGAAACGCCTGTGACATTGACCGTAGAATCTTGGACCACCGCGACGTTACCAATTCGGCCAACGCCTTGAACGCCTGTAACTGGTACGACTGCGGTTCCTCTAACGGTGCTTTGGCCGATAGAGCCAGTGGCTTGTACCCCGGTAAGCTGAACAATAGCTGCTGCCGTAACGGCAACATTACCGACGGCACCACTGGCCGCCACCCCGGTGACTGGGACGGTTGCGGAGCCGGTTTGGGCGGTTTGTCCAATGAATCCTGTGGCTTGGACCCCGGTAACGGTGACACGTGCCCCACCAGAGACGGCAACGGTCCCAATAGCACCGCTACCTGCGACTCCCGTGACGGGGACAATTGTGGTTGTGGCGACGGCAACGGTGCCGACGGCTCCGACACCTTGGACCCCGGTGACGGGCACAACAGCGCTGCCGGTGACGGCAGCCTGACCAATGAATCCTGTCGCCGAGACTCCAGTAGCAAATACATCGGCGTTTGCGGCAACAGTGACGTTACCAATTGCCCCGGTTGCTGAAACTCCGGTGACTGGTACAACTGCGGATCCAGAGACGGCGACTTGACCGATAAGCCCTGTTCCGGAAACACCGGTAACCAGTACATTAACGCCGGTGTCAACTGTGGCTTGGCCAATCTGGCCAATCGCCTGTACTCCGGTGACGTTGACAAGAGCATTTTGCTGGGTTTGGACCGTGACAGTGCCAATAGCGCCGGTGCCTTCGACACCAGCGCTTCCTTGACCCCACGGAGTTTCACCCCAGGCACCATACCCCCACCCTTCTAGGTAGACATAGGTGACATCTTGACCCCAAGGAGTCTCGCCCCATGGGCCACCACCCCAGCCGGAGTAGGTCGCCACCTAGTCATTCCCTACGCTATACGAATGATTGCGCCAGTTGCCGTAGCTGCAGGGAACACGATCGTGAAAGTGCCCGCAGTTGAGGTCTTAGCACCACCAAAGTTAAGAATCGCCACTGCGGGATTACCCGTAGCGGTGTCGTTATAAATCATGGCGCCATAGGCAGTAATTGTAGCTGTCGTAAACGACAAGTCAGCAAAGTCGGTCAAAGCCGTCGTGCCAGATGATGTCGGGGTAACTTTAGTCAGCGTACCGCCACCAGCCGTGTAAGAGCCTGAAGCTGCCACTTCGTTGGTCGTGGTGTAAGCCGTGGTTGCAGCCGTAAACGAGGCACTGTTGTTGTACAGGGCTAGTTTAAAGGTCTGGCCAGAGCCGGTTGAGAAGTTATGCACACCTTTAAGGATTTCGACCTTAAACGAGGTGGGCATTACGGTTGTGGTAAAAGCCATTTAGACTCTCCTTAGTAAATTGGCGGCGTCTTGTTCCCCGCCCTGAACACAAATTTGGATGCAAGTAGCCCTTTCGGCCCGCTTGGCTTGTTTGAGATATTCAAAGACTGCTCTTTGAACGCGCTCCCGGAAGAACTTAGCCTGCTCACGAATGGCCGGAGGAGCGTTATCAGCCACACTAATAATTTTATCTGCGCAGAGTTCTGCTAGATCTTCGCACGAAAGGCCGCCAAAGTCACTGGTTTTGACGATTGGATCAGCCATCTTTCCCGCATGTAATTGAAACATATCAAGTCCTCAGGGCTTCTGGTGGCAACATTGGGTCATTGGTAGGCAAGGAATCCTTGACTTCCGAGTACTTTTTAGCCACAAAACGACCCCCTTCAAGCCCTACTACAAGGGGTTCAGCCAGCCGATGGTATCCATAAAGCTTGCTTTGGACGGGCTCATTCGTGTCTAAAAGCGAAGAATCCTGGGCAATCCCCACCTTGATGCCGCGAGAAATAGCTATGGACAGCAAGAACTCACAATTCGCCCGCCCTGCCTCGGCAAAATGGACATATCCTTTATACGAAAAATCGATGCCGTAAAGGTGGATTTCTGCCACTTTTGCTGCGATCGCAAAACCTATGGCGTACGCTACCGTGTTATTGAAGTATCCTGTTTGACAGGCATTCATGACCTCTTCCAAAGGAAACTCCACTAACCCTGGACAACGCTCATCGAGCTCACAGGTGTAGATGGGTCCTTTATGCTCTTTGAGCACTTTGGCCATAATCCCCGTTTGGGTCCCCGAATCGTCGCTGTCTAAAAAGCGACTTGCCGGATCCATCATAAAAACTCGGTCGTGGAATATCACCCCAGACATGGAGTTAATTGCCCAGACTTCGTCAAAATGGATTGAATGGGTTTTGGCCAAAATAAACTGGCCGTGGCTCTTTCCCATCGCCACTATTGCAATACGTTTTCCTTCAAGACTTGGAACATTGGTCATGGACCTGGACTTTCTGATTTCACATATATGCGAGCCATACCATCACGGTATTCGTCACGACGACGACGGCCTTGTTGCTCGATTCCAAGACCCTGAATTGCTTCTTTGTACGAATTATTAAAGTAAGCAATCATATCAGGAGGACCCTTGGTGTAGCTGTAAGCTTGGACCAAGCAGCCATAAAGTAGTGCCTCTGGGGCGTTAATACTTACCCAGGTTGTTGTGTTTGTAGAAGATAACTGAGCCGGTTTATAAATATAGCCAAGCTCTACAGCAAAAGAAGCGCTCGGTGTAGGGGCCACGTAGAACGTATTTTGATCCCATACCGAATAATATTTGGGGACACCTGTCACTGTTCCATCGGACCAATATTCTTTCATAAAAGAAGTGTCCCTGAACTCTAGGAAAATTTGATCTCCACCAGCAGAGGTCAGCATCATGTAACGATGGGTCAAGATATCGTTTGGAGCGGTCAGAAATTTATTGTTTGCAGTTAAATTACCAGTGACTTCTAACTTGAACACGTCCAAATCAATATCCCGAAGAATCCTGTTCTCCGTCATTAAAATAAACGTATTTATCACGGCATTGGTGAATACGTTAGCATCCACCTCGGTGTAATTGCGTATGTTGGTTACTAATTCATCATAGGTCATGACACATTTCCTATTGTGCTTGAGGCAGAAACGGAACCAGTATTTACAATCACCGAGTTGCCAGAGGCTTGAGCATCATTGACGTAGCCTGTTGCTCCGACCCCTGAAAGAGCGGTAGAAGACGAAGTGACGACCAAAACGTCTCCGATGTTTCCAACTCCCAAAACGTCTCCCTGTTCTGGGTAGGGCTGCATATTTGTTCCGCCATCAGCCGTTCCAATACTTTGAAAGGCAGAATCACCAGGAGAACCAACGTAAACAGTAACCGGTTCAACCCGATCTGGGCGAGGCTCATAAAGAGCAACGGCGTCACCGTTAAACTTAAGGGGCTCAAGCTGGGGTTCTTTTGGCTCGTAGTCTTCTGGGCAGACTTTGTATCCACGCCAGTTTTTGCGTAAAACGTTATATTCGTAACGCTGCCCGCAGTAATCGCAAAGCCCGTACGAGAATTTTCCGGTTGCGTATGCCACATCATACCCCCAGTTGAGGAACGAAGCTTATCCTAGCCGTTTCACGATCCTCTGCAGCCGCGCGAGCCCACTCTTCTTCGTAAATCTGCTTTAATCCTGCCGTTCTTTCAGACTTAAATTTAAGGGAAAGATAATAGGCAAGGCCCGCTGCTAAGCAGGGCAAAAATCTAAAGTTTACATCCGATGTATTGGTGTAATCGCCAGCATCTTGAATACGCCGAATTCTGTAATACCTAAACTGATATGGGCCACCTCCGCCTCCTGGCGTTGGGTAGAAGAATACTTTTGGAGTATTTGTGCGTTCCACATAGTATTGAGCAGGTCTGGCTTGCGTGCTTTTGTCGGGGATGTCTAAGTATTCTGCTCGAGTTATCGGATCAATTGTGATATCGACAACTGGACTTTGAGAAAAGTCACGAATTACAGCAGTCAATACTTGAACGGTGTCCGTTGGCAAGTTAATAGAAGTAGTTCCAGTTAAAGTAACTGCTACTTCTTCGATGGTCCACAAATTTAATCCTCTATTCGCCCAATCCAAAAACATAAGATTTAGCGACCGACGAGCGGTCTTCAGGTGATGACCAGTGGTCATCTCCATCCCACAGCGCTCGTACGCTTCTTCGATCAGTTCATCGATCGGTAGATCAAATGTTGTGGTACCAGAAGTTGCCATTAAGCACAGCCGCCCTTATTGTAGCCCTTGGCCATTCCACCACCCATCATGCCCATTGCCATGCGCTTATGCTGATTTATGGCGCCGCCCTTAGACATCAGCACTGGGCCGCTTTTTTTACTGGGGGAAGAAATCATTTTGTTCTTGGGGCCAGACTCAACGCATCCGCCACCTTTTGTTGCAATACCCATTCCTTTACCAGCCATGATTATTTCCCCTTTTTCATAGCACGGCCTTTTGCATCAGCCGAAGTTTTCTTCATAGCGCGGCCTGCTTTATCAGACATTCCGCCCTTTTTCATTTTGCCTACTCCATCTGCAGCAAATGCGGGAACTTTTTTGCCGTCTTTTTTGACCATCTTCATTTTGCTCATCATTCCGCCTTTCTTAGCTTCAATAGCCATACCTGCCATGTTATCCTTTCGTGCAGGAGAAGGTCCGCCAGAGGCTTCCTGCTTTGCTTTTGATCTTGCTATAACACCCCTTAATTTACCTGTTAAACGACTTAAATTACCTGTGAATGCCATGATTACTTCCTTCCTTTCTTTGCCGTTTTGGCAGATTGAATAAAAGCTTTTGCAGTGGGAGCGCCTTTAGTTCCTGGCTTACGCATCTTTTCACCAGAACCCATAGCGATACGTTTTCTCTTAGCGTTGATATTGGCATAAAGACCGGGTTTTGCTGGCATGGCTCTACCTTCCTTGAAAAAAAGCGTACAAACCTATAAAAAAACTTGTCACCGCACTTGACGCTCCGGCCACCCACATCAGGGTTTTCCAGCCGCCTTTCGCTTCTGACAAGGTTAAATTAATTGCTTCCAAAGATTTTTTGATATCACTCATATCGGCCATCATCTTATCCATATCATCTTGGATATGACGAATCTCAACAGAATGAGTGGCTAGTTCCCGTTCCACGCTCATGTCAGCACTTCCATCGTTTTCTGGCTTGGCGAATACGGCTGTTTGGATCTTTTGCCGCCTCTGGAAATTTCTTCATTTGGCCAGCAGAACGAGCACAATACGACTTGCGTCGTGTTGCTCGTTTACCGGTGGGGTTATCTTCGGTTACAGCCGTTTTTAGTTTGCTTCCAGGGTTGGCCTTGCGATACGCTGCAACGCCTTTTTTAGTCATGCCCGCGCCCTGTTTAGTCGGGCGAAAATTGCCCGACTTTACAGAAGTTTTGATGCCCATACCCTTGGAGGCCATTACGCAGCAGCTCCACCGTAGAAGAACAACGTGACGCTAGTTACGTTTGCATCTGCAAACTCAATAAAAACCCCCTCATCAAACAAAACCCCCATATCAGGGAAAATAATGTCGTATGCGCCAGCGGCGGCGGGAGTTTTAATATCTACAAGTGTCGTTGCAGCGGTTGTAGCCCCATTTTTTAGCTGAAAAGACGATGCTGTGCTGCCGCAAGTGTAGTAAATAGCCGCTACACGAGTGCGTCCAGCAATTGCGTCATCATCTGCGGCCTTTGTAACCGCAAGTAGATTGCTATAGCTCATTAGAGCCTCCTAGTTAGGAGAGGTTGTTGTTCTGGATATAAAGAACAGTCACCGTCGCCGCACCAGTTGTACCGTTTCCGTTTTGGGCAGCAAAGTCAACCAAAACTTGCAGGTCAATTGTTCCAACGTTCGTGGCTTCTGTGTCCAAAGTTCCACGAGTGGTTCCTAGTGACTTAACGCTAGTGCTGGGGATGAATGCGTCAGCATCAGCAGAGGTTCCAACCACAACAGCGGCTGTACCGGTGTCGTTGTTGACGACCGTGACGTTCAAGATAACGTCAACAATCTGTGAATTTGCAGGGACCGTTGCTACAACCTGGTTATTTGAAGTTGCGCCGATGATGTCAATCACAGCGGATTGAGCCATCAGAACATAACCTACGTTTGCTACATCGGTGCCAACCGTCGTGCCGGTTGTGTCTTTGATTGTGCCAGCCCTAACTGGGCCGGAAAAGGTAGTCGTTGCCATTTTGTCCTCGTGTAGTAGCACATTCTCGTATCTTCTCTACTAAGTCTGCTAGGTCAGTAGATACGAGCGAAATCCTAGTCCTATAAGAATACAGCAAAAGGGGGGTTTTGCAACCCCCCTCTTTTATTACAACATCAACCCGGTGAACCGAAGATACCGCGCGGATCCGAGAATCCGAACGAATAACGCTCACGGGCCTTGTAACGAACGTTACCAGTGTCGAAGTCGCCTTCAAAACCAGTTTTGATCGCTACACGCTGGAACATCTTCATGCCGTTGGGGGCGTCGGTTTTGATAAACCATGCGTCCGGATCGGTCAAGAAGTGGTTAACTGTGTAACCCTGGGGGATCATGCCCATGTTCTTGATGGCATTGATGTCGTTATCAGCAGTACCAACGCGGAGCGTGGACTTCATGATACGGTCAGCCGTGAACTGGAGTTCCTTAGGGATAATCAGTTTCAAACCTTGGATCGCGATCTTCAGGCCGCGCTCATCTGTGAACGCTGCGATGTCGATCAAAGCCTGCTCCAGTGAGGTCTCAGACAAATCGGCAGGTGTTGTCAATTCGTTTTTGAGATCTGCACCGGTTAGGGTGGGGTGATCCGTTGCACAGAGGGGCTTGCCGTCACCACCGATTGAGGTAGTAAACGCACCGTTTAGAACGGCAGCAGCCTTGATCTGCTTGGTTTGAGCCATAGAACGGGCCAAAGAGCGGGTATAACGAGCAGACAGACGATCGTAGAGGTTGTCCTCAACGGCTTCTTCCGTCAGCGCGAATGCCAGCGCAATGGTTTCGTGGGTGTAACGAGCTGCGTAGACTTCTTGAGCGTTGTCATATGCATCACCAGCGCATTCAGACTTCTCAGGAGCATTTCAAAAGCCAGAGAGCATTTCCTCTTCT